AAAAAGAATCTCCAAATGAAAGGCATTAAGGCAGGTGGATTCAGTCCCTTTCGGGCTGCTTGAAGAGTCCAGCACAGTAGTGTACGGATGACTCGTCTCGCAGCTCCGTCAGGGCGTCTTCGGAGAGGAATTCGAGTATTACTCCCTCCTCCACAGCGCGGCGCTTGATTGCATGCATGGTATCATCGTAGAGATCGATCGGATAGAACGAGAGCTCTCTCTGAACCGAATGCACAAGAGCCGTCAGGGCTGTGTGGGAGTCGGGAGTCTTCCTCTGCCATTGTATCATGTTGATTATCGTGGTGTAGTCGAGTGGAGCTGTGTAGACTTGACGGATAGGTGAAGGAACGAAGCGACGTTTCAGAAACGTGACATCTTCGTGAGCGGTGTAAGCTTCTCTGAAGCAACCGTCCTTCTCCATTCCCGTGTAAGTGATGTCGTACTCAGCGAGCTTATTGGAAAGCGTCATCGAATCGATCAGACCAGTCATTGTCGCATCGAGACTTAGGCAGTTATCATCTCCGTAGATGGTGAGGGTGAATGGCACTTCGGGGCATATTTCACGAAGAGCGGATCGCATGATTAGAGAGTTAGCGAGACAGTTGATAGTGGTAGTGAGGGCGTTTCCAGAAGGATTGCCCCAGTCGAGATCGTATGTTATCGTCCCACACAGATGGCGTCTGTGCGTGATGACCGATCGCAGCTTGTTCATCCACAGTTCGTTCGTCATTGCTACTCCTCCGATCACGGTCAGTTCCTCTCGATACTTGGGGTACCGGCGGAACGTCCACTCAAACATGATGTCGAAGCACGCATTCAGGATGTTGGTAGGGATTCGTTTGTCAAACTTAGAGAAGTCTCCGTTGATCACGAGAGAATCTTCGAAGTCCACTGGGGACTTAAAGACTCGATCTGCGATCTTCGTCCACTCCTCCTCGTTGTATGGATTGACTCCGAAGGCGTATTCGCCTGCACGCATGAATGACTTCATCATGTTCGTCTGAAAGGGTCCGTAGAAGACCTTCAGCAAGATGTTGATAATGAAGTTACCCACGTTGAAGACTCTTGGCGCGTAGATCTTGTGAGACACACGCAACTCGTCCTTCAGAGTATCGACAAACAGGAACTTCTCATCGTTGGCGAGCATAAGGCATGTTCGTGCCAGTTCATCACTTCCGAGATCAGTCCAGGTTCTCTTTCCTCTAGCATCTGAGACAATGAAATCTCTCTTTCCAGGCTTGCCCGGAAGGGTCTTCTTGACGGCGTACGTGGTGTATGGCCATCCAGGAGACGTATCGAGATCCACTGCTTCGAGCGGGAGGCCACTTCGGGTGACTCCATGCAGAACTTCGTCGATTGTGTAAGGTCGTCTATCCTCTCGGTTGAGAAGAGAGAAGGCCTCGACGTGTTCCCACACTTCGTCGACCAGTCCGTGGATCGGCATGTCGAGAGACGGCTTGAGGTTCTTCGTGACCATCTCTGCGAGTGGTGATGGGTGGTTGGCGGTAGGTCCCAGCTGGGCTGGTTCCTTGGTGGTCGGGAAAAGACCGTAGAAAGGGGTAGGCAGTAAGGCAGTCTTCGTCGACAATCGAACAGTATTCTCAATTGGGATTGTGACGAAGTCGATGCCCGTCTTCTTGAAGTACTCCTCTCCTCGATCGATTCGTTCGGCGAGCATGTTCTCTGCGTAGAGTCTGGGCGTCCTCTTCGCTCCTTCTTTCACGAGTTCTGAGAGAGTAGTGAGATTCTCATCCTTCATAGTCTCATGAATGGATGGAATTGGAATGAAGATGACACTCGTTGGCATGAGCTTGCGCGATGTGTTCAGGCTTGCGTTGATGATTCCGACGATTTTTACGTCGCCGTGTGCATCAGCCCAAACAACCGGCGAGCCACAGAGTCCAACAGCAGAGAATCCGTTGCAGCGGATGTTGAGGTCGGTGTAATGCAGTTCGTCGTCATCGTAGGCGATCACGTCATACTTGACTCCTTGCATCGGGTAGATGATGTTCATGGAGCCTGCAGACGTGTCCTCCTTCGAGATGGTGAAGAACGTTTGTCCGAGGGGCGAGATCTTGTCGAGCTCGTCCTGAGTGATGATCGTCTTCGTCAGATCGGCAGCCATAGGAAGGCGGGAGGCTGAAGGGCCGAGCTGTACGATTACGACATCGCTCTCTGGGCGGCGGAAGAAGTGAGCATCTGAGAGATCAGTTTCGAACGAGATGTTCTTGGTCGTGATTCTGACTCGAGGTCTCTCTTCTCCGAAGGCTCTGAAGAAGTGGTGGTTGGTGACGAGGTTGCGTCCACCGATGAACAGTCCACGCGTGAGGCGGCACATGTGGAAGTCTGATCGGCGAGAAAACATCTCGATAACACACACACTCTTCGAGAGTGACGTGAGGGGAAGGTGGATTGGTCCGAGCATTCTCAGGACTTCATCATGAGGTGGTAGAAGGTCCGGTGAGAGCGGTTTGAACTCGTCTTCCTTCGTCGGCGTTTCTCGAATGATCTGGTTGAGCGTCTCGAGAGGGAAGAAGAATCCTGAGTTGTGACTGTAGACTCTCCTGTTTCCTCTCAGCTGTTGATGACCATTCCGGCGCAATCGTGCAGACTGCTGCCTCATGTGATCATCGACGGCTCCTCCAGACGGATCGTGTTCGGCGTTGGGAACGGCTACGAGGATGTAGTAGAGCATGTTCTTGTCAACAGAAAAGGCACGGCAGCCATTCCTGTTCAGAACCTGCTTCGCATGTTCCAGGCAGCACTCCTTGAGAGTATCTTCTCCGAAGAATGTGTACGAATGTTCGCTACAGTCTTCAGTGAATGTCCTCTTGCAGTCGGGGCATTGTCCTCTGAGCGTGAGACTCTCCTTGAAGGCTTCTCTCCACTTCTCTCTCTTTCGATTCTGCCACACACCGGTTGCTACACCAGCGGCAACAGCCGTTATGAGAGTTGCGAGAGAAGCGAGCATCTTTCCGTATTTCTTGAAGAACTCGAAGAGGCGTGAGACAGTTGGCGACTGGCTCTTCATCTTTGAGATCGAACAAGTGATGGTAGCTTTCTTGACGGCGAAATGCAGCTTCATTGAGCGATGAAGTTCAGTAGCAGTCTTCCGAGAGAAGGCGATTCCAGTTCTGAAAGCTTCCCAGACATGTCCAGTGATAGGATGTCCAGCGAGAGCTTGTTGTACGTTGTCGATGACCTTCTTGAGGTACGTGATCGGATTTCCGACGAAGGCAGCTGAGCGAAGTTGTTCGAAGATGTTGTCTCCGCAGGTCTTCGGATCGATCATCGGCTGATCGTCACAAGGTATCTGCGACTGACGGAAAATTCGAGCTGCTTCGAAGTGCTTGAGATCGATGTTTCCATCTCTCCAAGCTCTTCTCATGATGTACTCCTTCGGGTGGTAGGGAACTTCGACGACTTGTTCTTCTTCGGAGCTTCCAGGGATCACGAAGTTGAAGAACGAGATTTCTTCGTTGACGAGAGTTCGATCGATGGTAGCACGTTGCTTCAGGAAGCGGCTTTGCTGTTCGCTTGAGTGTTCGTAGAGGGCTTCCTTCAGTTCTTCGTAGGAAATCCACTCTTCCTTCGTCCAGTCGATTGGATCGGGTGGTCCTCCTTCTTTCCATGCTCTTCGAGTAGCTTCTTTTCCGTTCTTTCTTCGGATCTGAAACTCGAGCACAGAAGGATCAAGAGCACGGAGTCCTTTCTTCGACGAGTCTGCGAGAGCTTTCGTGATGTCGAATCGTCCTCCGACGTTGAACTCCTTGCGAGGGCGCACGTGTACTTCGAAATGGATTCGACGAGTGACAGCTTCCCATGAAGCGACGAGAGCTCTGAGATCTCCCATGTCATTTCCATTGATTTCTCGATTGGATGTGATGAAGAGGAAACGAGAGACAAACTTCGTGATTCCTTTCGCTTCGAGATTCGGCATGTTAACGTTGTACGTAGCGCTGTTGACACAGTTGATCAGTTCACGAGCGAAATCGGCGTTGGATTCGTTTTGCTTCACTTGGAGAGAATCGTCGAAGAGGACTCCTTCTTGGCCGTGGTAGCCTGACCAGAAGTCATCTTGGAAGTTCTTCCTGTAGAGCTCATCAGCTCCATCGTGGGAGATTCCAGGCTCGAGATCATTGAGCAAGTCAGTGAGCAGCGTAGGGATCATCGTTGTCTTTCCGACTCCAGGCGGTCCGCACAGATAGATGCACGTAGGCTCGACCCTCAGGGTGGTAGGGGTGAGCACCTTGTTCATCGCATCGATGCTGACGTTGAAGAGATCTCGGACACGTTTCCATGTCATGTAGAGCGAGCGGAATTCGGGAACGTCACAGAGTCGTTGAACTCTGATCTCGAGATCGTCTCCTTCTTCTGCGTGTTTCTGCACTTTCTTGGCGTATTGTCTGCTGATCGAGGCTCGGATGGCGGATCCAGAGGTCATCATATGACATGCTTCGGCTAGCCATGTGTTCATCGCATCTGCGAGTGGCGCTTTGCTTATCAGATCATGGATTTCTGCATTGTCTGTAGTAATCCATCCGTAGATCTTCATTCCAAGCGCAGCGATCACAGTTGCAGCAGTGATTGTTCTTCCGAAAGAGACGATTGTCTTCGTGAACGACGACGAGCGTTCGTCCGTGACGAAGAAGAGTCCTCCGAAAAGAGCAACCAATGAACCGACGGCGGCGAGTAGAGCACGTGTAGAAGGCATTTCTGCGGCGTTGTGGACGTACTTCGATCTAGGAGCTGGGACAGGCTCTGAGGATGCTTCGAGTATTTCTTCCTCGGAATCCTCTTCTTCGTCTTCTTGACGGTACGAACGTATCCAGTTCCAGATTGATTCGAAGAGTCGACACACGATTCCGCATACGTCTCCTCCGATCATCAGTCCTCCGACTCCAGCCATGATAGCGATTCGAGAAGCAGTTGACCATCCAGTAGTAAGCGAGTGCACGAGGTAACCAACAATGAACATGATGATGACGTCTTTAGCTACTCCGCAAACTCCGGACATGAGACTGCCGAGTCCGGCTGCGAGCCCAGTGACAGAAGATTGAATGCATTCGGCAGCACCTGCTGCTGTTCCTGAACATGTTTGAGCAGCTGATCGGATTGCTCCTGCAGCTTCATCAAGCGTCTTAAGTAGAGTGGGGAGCACTCCAGCTGCGGTGCGAATGTTCTCAGGAGTTGGTTCTGCGAGGATGTCATTGAGAGTTGACGCGACACTGTTGATCTTGTCCGCTGTTTGTTCAACGGCGGTGACAGCACGGTCGACGCCAACTGTTGCAGATCTTGAGGCGTCACGAACTGCTCTAGCGGTTCCGAACAATCCGGGATCGGGATCCTTGATAGTGGAGACTGTGCTGGATGACGACTTCGTGTTGAGCGTGTACTTGAGCTGGCGGGAATTCTCTCTTGCCAGGGAGTTGGACTTCTTCCTCTCGTTCGAGATAGCGGTGAACGACTTCTGAATCTGTCGCATCTCCTTGGCGGAGAGGTACATTCCTTGTCGCTTAGCTTCGTTCTTAGTGGCTTTTCTGGCGAAAGACTCTGAGTCCTTTCCCATCGACGTAGAAGCATGGCCGTGCTTCTTGGTCTCTGGTCGAGCGATACAGTCTTTCTTGGTTCCATCACTTCGCAGTGAAGGCAGCGTTGTTGAAGGCGAGTTTGAAGGCGGGGAAGGCATGTAGGGTCGGCTGACGATACGTACGAATGCGATCGGGCCGGGCACTGAAGAGAAATCGAAGACGAATGATCGAGTTTCTCAAGTGTAGATGATTGAATTTCTTCTATCTCCATACACCGTGCAGTTTTTTGGATGCAGGGTCGGCTGACGAAACGGACGAATGCG